TAGCAAGTGCAACGATTAGCGGTATAGAAGGTGTACAAAGCGCTTACACTACCGCACAAAAAAGTCCAATAACTGCATTATTTCCTGCATATCCAATAGTCCAAGCAGGACTTGCAGCAGCGTTTAGTGCTAAACAAATACAATCTATTTTAAGCACACCAAAACCAACTGTAGGGGGCGGAGGTGGTGGAGGTGCTGCCGCACCATCAACACCTGCCCCACCATCCTTTAATGTAGTAGGAGCAGCACCTGAAAATCAATTAGCACAAACGATAGGACAACAAGAACAAAAGCCAGTAAAAGCGTTTGTAGTATCGCAAGAAGTTTCATCACAACAAGCATTAGACAGAAACATTGAAAGCAATGCAGCTATTGGATAAAATAAAACAAAATATAAAAAATAATATTGTTATAATATGAATATCGTAGAACTTGTAATTGATGAAAACGATGACGTTTCAGGAATTGAAGCTATAAGCGTTGTAGAAAGTCCTGCAATAGAAGAAGATTTTATTGCGTTAAAAAACCAAGAGTTTAAACTTGCAGAAGTAGATAAAGAAAAGCGTATCCTAATGGGTGCAGCTTTAGTACCTAACAAACCAATTTACAGACGAAATGGTGAAGATGAATACTACATTTATTTTTCTAAGGATACTGTAAGAAAAGCAAGTGAATTATTTTTTATAAGAGGCAACCAAAACAATTCAACCTTAGAACACAATATGCCATTAACAGGTCTTACTGCGGTTGAAAGTTGGATAGTAGAAGGCGAAAAAGACAAAACAAGACATTACGACTTAGATGTGCCTATTGGTACTTGGATGGTATCTATGAAGGTACACAATGACGATGTTTGGAATAACTATGTAAAAACAGGCAAGGTAAAAGGGTTTTCTATCGAAGGATACTTTGCAGACAAATTAGAAAGACCACAGGACAAATCTATAAAAGACGAACTTGCAAAGATTGAAGAAGAAGAAGCACAACATATATTAGACCAACTTACAAACCTATTTGATAACGAGCAGGAATTTGAAAGCTATGCTGACTACCCTGATGCAGTAAAAAACAACGCAAAAAGAGGTATAGAACTAAACGAAAAGGTAAATAATAAATGTGCTACACAAGTAGGCAAGGTAAGGGCACAACAATTAGCAAAAGGTGAAGCTATTACGGTAGAAACTATAAAAAGAATGTTTAGTTACCTATCAAGAGCAGGTGAATACTACGAAGAAGGCGACACGGAAGCCTGTGGTACTATTTCTTATTTACTATGGGGTGGCAAAGCAGGACTAAGATGGGCAGGTTCAAAACTAAAAGAACTTGATTTGTTAGAAGAAAACCTTAAAAAGCCTTGTCAGGCAGGTTATGAAATGATAGGGTTTAAAATGAAAAACGGAAAAAGAGTACCTAACTGCGTACCAATTAAATAATGGCAAAAAATACTGCATATCGAGTACACGTTGAAGATGTTACCCAAGCTAAAGTAGATGGGGTTAACATAGAAAATGGCGCAATGTTACGCACAGATGACTATTTATATATGGGTCATAACAACGAAAACGTTATAGTTTACCCACAAACAGGTGCTTTAAATTTAGGATGGGCAAGATATAATGATACTTTTTACACAGGAGCAGGAGATAGTACAAAACTACTTTTATCGGATGGTGTAGAAGTAACTTTACCTAATAATGCAGGAAGCGTTGTAAGAAGCCACCCAAGTATAGACTTTTACAATTCAACCTCTAATAAGTTTATTGGTTTAAATGAGAATGATGTTTATATGGTGACCGTTGTATTTAAAAAGTCCGCAGCAAACGCAAACCAAACACATTTAGATTTTAAACTTACAGGTGCGGATGACTACGATAGGATTAATATGGCTTTAGGGTTTTACAAAGGAAATGACGCAACACAAAACCAACACATAATGTTTCAATACTATTTAGATGCAAATGCATTAGCAAATGGACTTACACCAAAAATACAAGCAGACGGTGGTAGTGCAAAAGTTTGGGATATTATATTTTTTATACAAAGAACACAAAACGCAGGATGAGACAACACAAAGTAAAACCACCTGTACCAAATGATGACCGAAGGGGTTGTCTATGCTGGGACACTAACACTTATTCAAGAAATTGTTGCGATGGGGATGACCATAAAGCGCAAGGGGTGGGTAATATCACAGGAACCGAAAGTTAAAAATATAACAACCTGAAAAAAAAGTTATTGTATATATATAAATATTATTTATGAAAGCAACAGATATGTTAAACAAAGTAAAAGAACTTGTTGGAGCAGAACTTAAAGAAGAAGTCCAAGAAGTAGAATTAGCACAAGCAACTTTGGAAAACGGTACTGTTATAGAAAGTGAAGATTTCGCAGTAGGTAGTGAAGTTTTTATTGTAACAGACGATGAAAAGGTAGCTTTACCTGTTGGCGAATACACTTTAGAAGATGGTGAAATGATTAAGGTAGAAGAAGAAGGCATTATTGCTGCAATCGGACAACCTGAAGAACCAACTGAAGAAGAAGCGTCAGAGGAATTAGAAGAAGAAAAAGAGGAAATGGCTTATGCAACTAAAGAAGAACTTGCAGAGGTCAAGTCTATGATTGAAGAAATTAAGGCTATGATTGAAAAGAAAGAAGAAATGTCAGAAGAAGAAGAAGTAACTGACAAAGAAGAACTTTCTAAGGTTGAAGTAGAACTTGAAAAAGTAACACACAACCCAGAAGCCGAACCACAAAAAGAAATGAAACTTTACGGACAAAAAAGACCACAAACAACTGCCGATAGAGTTTTAGCAAGAATTTCAAATATTAAAAACAAATAAATTTTAAAAAATGCCAACAACTACAACACAAAACGCAAGTGTAGCTTATAATGGAGAATTTGCAGGAGAATACATTTCTGCTGCTCTTTTATCAGCAAGCACTATTGAGAACGGTGGTATTACTGTAAAGCCTAACGTAAAATATCAGCACGTTATTAAAACAGTAAGTACCGATGACATCGTAAAAGATGCTTCCTGTGATTTTACTGCTACAAGTACAATTACATTAGACGAAAGAACTTTGACTCCAGAATTTCAACAAGTAAATCTACAACTTTGTAAGGCTGACTTTCAAGACGATTGGGAAGCTTTATCTATGGGATATTCTGCACACCAAAGTTTACCAACACAATTTTCTGACTTTTTGATTGCACACGTTGCTGCTAAAGTAGCACAAAGAACAGAGCAGTCAATTTGGACAGGTTCAACTGCTACAAGCGGTCAGTTTGATGGACTAAGCACAAAACTTGGTGCTGATGCTAACTTGCCAACTGCTAATGAAATTGCAGGTACTACTGTAACTTCTTCAAATGTTATTAGCGAACTTGGTTCGGTTGTAGATGCTATTCCTTCTACTTTGTACGGAAGTGAAGATTTATACATCTATGTATCACAAAACATTTTTAGAGCCTATGTAAGAGCATTAGGCGGTTTTTCAAGTGTTGCTATCAAAAACGTTGCAGGAACTGAAAACGTAGGTGGTGCAGGTATCGGAGGAAATGGTGTAAACGGATTAGGTACTACTTTCTACCAAAATGGTGGACTTACCTTTGACGGTGTAAAACTATTTGTTGCCAACGGTCTTGCTGACAACGATATGATTGCTGCTGAAAAATCTAACCTATACTTCGGTACTGGACTACTTTCTGACCACAACGAAGTAAAAGTATTAGATATGGCTGACCTTGATGGTTCGCAAAACGTAAGAGTAGTAATGAGGTTTACCGCAGGTGTTGAATACGGAATCGTAGATGACATTGTAACTTACGGTATTGCCAATACTGCTAACGACTAAACATAAGTTAATTAACAATAAAGGGTGGGTGGTTTTATATCTGCCTACCCTTTTTTAATATAAAAAAATATGAGTTGTACATTATCGCTTGGTAGAAAAGAACCTTGTAAAGATGTAGTGGGCGGCATTAGAAAGGTCTATTTTACAGACTTTGGTAGTTACGGAACAGTAACACAGACTGATGACGAAATTACAGATATGTCAGGTACTTTTACTGCCTTTGAATACGAACTAAAAGGCAATAGTAGTTTTGAACAAACTATTACTGCTTCAAGAGAGAATGGCACTACATTCTTTGAGCAAACTCTTAATCTAACCCTTAAAAAACTATCTAAGGGAGATAACAAAGAGTTAAAACTATTAGCCTATGGCAGACCACACGTTGCAGTTGAAGATTACAACGGTAATGTTTTTGTTATGGGATTAGAACACGGTGCAGAAGTAACAGGGGGAACTATTGTAACAGGTGCAGCTATGGGAGATTTATCAGGATATACCTTAACGCTATCAGCACAAGAATTAAAACCTGCTAACTTTGTAGCTTCGCCTACTGCTGCTGACCCATTTGATGGAATGACAAGCGCAACTGTTACTGTAACAGAAGGTACTAACACCTAATAGTTATTTATTACAGATTAAAGGGGGTGGCATTAGCTGCCCTTTTTTTTGCTTTATAAATAACAAAATTTAAGTTTTTTTATTGTATATATATGATAGTTTTACAAGAAAGTGCATCTGCACAAAACTTAGATTTTATACCAAGAAGTTTTACAAGCGGTAATACTTATAATGTTACCATAGTAAACGAACAAACCAATACAGAGGTTTACAATCAAGATGTTACATCAATTACTGAAAATTTGTACTACAATAGGCTTAATGCTATCTTTGACGTAAAGCAAGACAACTTTTATATGGTTACTGTAAAATCAGGAAGCGATGTAGTATTTAAAGACAAAGTATTTTGCACTAACCAAACAATCAGCGACTTTACAGTTAATGATACCCAATACACAGAGCAGGATACTACTAATGAATTTATATTTATATAATGGAGAACGTACACATAGTTAGTTTATCGTCTTACAATAGACCTAAAGTCAAAGAGGACAAAAAAAGAGATTGGGTTGAATATGGCGATGGTAACGACTTTTACACTTACCTAATAGACCTTTTTGTACAATCTACTACTAACAATGCTATTATTAACGGTGTTAGTCAAATGATATACGGAAAAGGTTTAGATGCTTTAGATAGTAGCACTAAAACTGAAGAATATGCAGCACTTAGGTCTATATTTCACGATTCGTGTGTTAGAAAAATAACCTTTGACCTTAAACTGTTAGGTGAGGCAAGTTTACAGGTGCTTTACAAAGATGGACAAGTAGCAAGAGCCGAGCATTTTCCAAGACAAACACTAAGAGCAGAAAAATGCAACGAAGATGGTCAAATAGAAGCGTTTTACTATCACAATGATTGGTCAAAAATAAAACCAAGCGACAAACCGAAAAGAATAGCTGCTTTTGGATTTGGTAACGGTACAGAACCTGAAATAAAAATCATTAAAAGATACTTGTCAGGTTACGATTATTACTGCCCACCTGACTATATGGGAGGTGTTGCTTATGCAGAGTTAGAAAGCGAAGTAGCTGACTATCTTATTAACGATGTCCAAAACGGATTTAGTGGTACTAAGGTTGTAAACTTTAACAACGGAATACCTGATAGAGAACAACAACTACAAGTTAAGTCAGACGTACTTAGAAAACTTACAGGTGCAAGAGGTGAAAAAGTAATTATAGCTTTTAACAACAATGCAGAAAGCAAAACCACAATAGACGATGTACCGCTTACAGATGCACCACAACACTATGAGTATTTGTCTACTGAATGTGTAAACAAACTTATGGTTGCACATAGAATTACATCGCCACTTTTATTAGGTATTAGAGATGGTAACAACGGACTTGGTAATAATGCAGACGAAATTAAGACTGCTTCTTTGTTATTTCACAACACAACTATAAAACCTTACCAAGATTTAATTACTGAAGCATTAGACGATATATTAGCGGTAAACGGTATTAGCCTTAAATTGTATTTTAAGACTCTACAACCGCTTGAATTTATCGAAACGGACAATGCCATTACAGACGAAGCAAGGGAGGAAGAA